GAGAGAGTAGGTTCAAGAACGCCTCGTGGAACTTCCGGAGCCTCTCTGCGCCGGCTACGCTCGCAGTAATAGGCTCGCCGAGGGCCGGGAATTGATCCGGGTCGAGGCAGCAGGACTCAGGAGGGCGAGGCGCAGCTACGCAGCTGCGCACGGAGAACCACCTAGACGGGACGTCGGCGCGGACGCACTCTTCGACGAACTTCAGTTGAGAGGAGACCTTCTCGGCGTCGAAGGCCCCTCTGGGGACCCCGCGCATGGCGATCTCGAGGCGATTGAATAGGTCGTCGGCCATACGTGAGATATGCTGGAGCGGCTTGTCCTTCTTGTCAAGCCGCGGCATAAAAGAGCGCATGTCGTCTGCAAGGAGGAGTGCTGTTTGCACAAGGTTCTCTGCGGAAGATGGGAAGTTGGCCCCGACGGGCTCGATGTTCGCATCGCGGAGCCTAGTCCTTGCGGCGAGCCTAGAGAAGCCTTCGAGGTCCCTAGGGACCCGTACGTAGACGCCGACCCTGCCGAATGGGTCGTCTTCCGACGCGGAACGGCGGGCCATGCTGAATGCCAGCTCGAGTGCGGGATCTGCCGATTTGGGCGACCATAGACGGGAGAACGCGCGAGGGTCCAGCTCTGAGAGCGGAGTCCGGAAGGCCATGGCGGTGAGGGCCCGACAGTGCCGGGAGTTGCTATTCGCGACGATCCACGGCAGACCGCCGCCCCCTAGCGACCTCGGGAGGCCCGGCTCGAGCCCGAGGCGCGCGATGCGCTTCGCAGCGTGGGGCGACGCGAACTCCGCAAGAGAACGGAGCCTCTCGGCCTCGCAGCCGCGCTCAGTGAATTGCGCAACGACGGGACCTATGCAGGCCCACAGAGGGACATCAGTGTCCAAGCAGGAGGCGGCTGCCCCAGAAGGATCCAGGGCGAACGCGTGCACCGGGATAGCGATCGACATGCGGACCGAGGACCGCCTCTTAACGCCCCGACGGCCGCGCCGGCCGCGGACATGCCCGACGTTCTCGGCGTAGACGGCGCCAGTCTTGGACCTAAAGGTCTTCTTCCGATGGACCTTCGGGCCAAGCCGGACCCAAGACGCACAGTAGGCCGCGTCCTGGGTCGGTACAACGGACAGGGTCGCGTCGTCTCCGAGAAGGATTACGTCCTTTTCGTCGATGCCCGCGGAGCGGATCGCGAACGCGTGGCAGACACACAGCAGCAACCATGAAGTGTGTATGCCCATGAGCGCCCCGCACGATGTCAGGTACGGCCCTGACGCTACGGCCGCTTGCAGACGAGCGTAGTCGGCCCTGGTGGCCGCGGAGCCGAACTTCGGGGGCGGCTGTGAGGCTGCCTTGGCGAGAGCTGCAGAATCGTCGACGAGCATGGGGCCTACTAAGGCGTGGAAGGCGTCCCGGAGTTCGTCCGATAGATCGGCCCCGTCGCAGAGGCCGTCCACGACAGCGTGGAGTGCCGCAGAGCGCAGGCCGTCTGTGGCTGTCTCGAGATCCGTAGACACCAAGTGGCGCGTTGACCCTGAGGCCCTAAGGCCCGCATGGCGCTGCA